AACCGAACCGCCTCTTCATCCCCGCGTCGCTCGATGACAACCCCGCTCTCGACCGCGAAGAGTACGTGCGTTCGCTGGACGAACTCGACCCGCTGACGCGAGCGCAACTGCTCAACGGCGACTGGACGGCCAACGCACTTGGCGGGCTGTTCGAGCGCGCGTGGTTCGAGATCGTGGACGAAGCGCCCGCGAACATCCCGACCGTGCGCTACTGGGACCTCGCGGCAACGGAAGTGAAGCCGGGCACCGACCCCGACTGGACGGTCGGCGCGAAGGTATCGCACAAGGCGGGCGTGACGTACGTCTGCGACATCAGGCGTGTGCGTGCCAAGCCCGGCGACGTGGAGCGCCTTGTGCGCCAGACAGCCGAGACGGACGGACGCAGCGTCGTCGTGCATCTCGAGCAGGAGCCCGGCAGCAGCGGCGTGAACGTCATCGACCACTACCGCCGCAACGTGCTGCCCGAGTTCGCCTTCTACGGCGACAAGGTGACGGGCGACAAGACCGAACGCGCGCGCCCGCTGTCGAGTGCATCGCAGGCGGGCAACGTCAAGCTCGTGCGCGGCGCGTGGAACGTCGCATTCCTCGACGAGGCCGAGTCGTTCCCGCAAGGGTCGCATGACGACCAGGTCGACGCGGTGTCGGGCGGTCGCGCAAAGCTCGCCACGCAGCGCACGACCCCCGGAGTGATCGCCAAGCCCGCAGGAGTGTGAGCCATGTTCGCTATCTGGCCGCTCACCACCGTCATCCTGCGCCTGTTCGAGCGCGCCGGCGCGCATGCATGCCGAGAGTGCGGGTGCGTGTTCGTCACACGCGACGCGCTGCACGTTCATCACATCTTCCGCTGCCGCGCGAAAGGCTCCCCATGCTGACCTCACCCGACGTCATCAAGCCCGGCGCGGCATTCCCGCCCACGTGCGAGCAGGCGCGCATCAACGACGCCGAGGACAACTACGTCCTCGACTCCGGGCAGCATGGCAAGCCCGGCTCGCTCAAGGGCTCGGCATCGGGCATCTTCAAGGCCGCGTTCGAGCGCGTGACGCGCGACGACTTCACGCAACACCTCATGCCGCTCAACCTGTTCAGGCTCGATAGACAGACCTTCGCGGACCTCACGCTCGGAGAGCCGTCGCACATCGCGGACGGCGAGACGGGCGAGGGCGCGGACGACGCGGTCGAGAAGTGGGCCGAACGCGAGAACCTGTGGGGCGTATTCTACGAGGCCATGTGCGACGGCACCATCACAGGCGACGGCTATGTCCGCATCGTTCCGCGTTCGGACGGCACGGCGGCGCTCTCCGTCCAGCCGCCCAACCTCGTGTTCCCCGTCGTGGATCCCGACGACGTGCGCCATGCTCTCGCGTATCTCGTGGCGTGGACGTACAACATCGGCACGGACATCGACCCGCACTGGAAGGGCGTCGCGGAACTGCACACGCCGGGTCGTGTCGAGCGGTCGGAGTTCACCGTCGCCAACGGCATGATCGCGTCGGTGACGCCCGACCCCGCGAAGTCCTACGACACCGGCTTCGACGGCCTGACCGTCGTGCACATCCCGAACCCGAACCGCAGGAGCAACGCCTTCAACGGCATCAGCGACTTCAACGACGTACACGCCGTCGTCGCCGAGATCGAAGTGCGCTTCGAGCAGGCCGCGCGCATCCTCGACCGTCACAGCGACCCGAGCATGTCCATCCCCGAGAGCGCCATCCAGCAGGACCCCATCTCGGGTGAGTGGTCGATGAAACTCGGACGCGCGTTCGTGACCGACAAGGACGACGCGCCCGCGTCCTACCTCGTGTGGGACGGCCAGCTCGGCCCGAACTACAAGATGATCGACATGCTCATGTCGCAGTTCTTCACGCTCACAGCCCTCTCGCCCGCGCTCCTAGGGCTCGCCAACCCCGGCAACATCCCATCGGGCGCGGCGCTCAAGCGCCAGATGATCCCCACGCTCGCCAAGGTGAACCGCTGGCGCATGTGTCTCGACGCGGCGATCAAGGAGTGCGTGCGCGCAGCGGGCGCCATCGAGGGCTTCGCCGTGGACGACCCGACCATCACGTGGCGCGACGGCCTGCCGGTCGACGCGCTCGAGGTCGCGCAGACCGAGGCGCTGCTGTTCACCGCCGGCCTCTCGAGCGTCCGTGAGTCCGTGGCGCGCGCACGCGACCTCGACGGGAAGGCGCTTGAGACCGAGGTCGACGCCATCACCGCATCCAAACCTGCCCTCGCGCCACCCACGAGCCCGCGTATCGTGCTCGCACCCGCCGAGACGCCTGTCGCCCCGCTGACGGAGTAGCGCCATGCCTGCGAGGGTGTGGAGCGCCACGCACAAGGTGACGGCGCAGGAGACGGCACGTCTCACCGCGCTCTACCGCGAGGCATCCGACCGCGTGATGACGGCGCTTGCGAGCGCGAGGGCGAAGGGCAACAACACGGCACACCTCACCGCCGTGCGTGCGCAGATAGACGCGATGCTCGCGGACCTGCGCACAGGTAGCCATCAGTGGACGCGCGAGGCGTTCCCACGCTCGTACATGGCGGGCGTGGACGGCATCGACGGGATGCTCGTCGCGGCAGGAGTTACGGCGGCGCCCGCGGCGTTCGCGGGCATCCACACGCAGGCCGTGCAGGTGCTCGCCGACAACGCGTACAACCGCCTGAGCGACGTGACGAACGTCATCGGGCGTCAGGTAGACGACACGCTGCGGGCCTACGCGCTCGACGCGATCACGGGTCCGGCGTTCGGCGTCGGCACGGTACGCAGCGCGCAGTCCGACATCTTCACCCGCATAGCGAACAACATGGACACCGCGATACGCCAGCGCGCGGACGGCAGCACGTACCTCGGCTTCCAGGTGACGCCGGACGGCAAGTTCTGGAGCGTCGACACCTACGCCGAGATGGTCGCGCGCACTACGCTGGCGGACACGATGCGCACGGGTTCGCAGTTGCGCATGGCCGAGGCGGGCATCGAATCGTTCCAAGTCATCGGCGGACCCGACCCGTGCGAGGACTGCCAGACCGTCATCGACGGCGGCCCGTACACGTCGAGCGAGATAGACGAGCTGATGGCCGACTCTGGGCATTTCTGCCAGCCGAATTGTGAGTGCGCGATTGTCGCAGACACCGCCGCGCTCGACGAGATGGGGTAGCGCGTGAAACCCAAGTGGCTGAACCGCACGCTCGTGCTCGGTCCGCACTTGTGCCTGTGCCTAAGCGAGGATGAGTACCTTGCGGCCGCGAAGCACGCTGGCTGGCCGAAGGAAGAATACCCGTGGTGCCAGAGCACTGACAGTGCACGAACCCACGCCGCGTTCGATTGCTCTAAGCCGACCGCCATCGTGTGCCTCAATGCGCCCGAGTACGGGTCCGTGGGTATCGCGGGGCTGCTCGCACACGAGGCGACGCACATCTGGCTCGACTGGCTGCGCTCAATGGGCGAGGACTCACCCGGCGATGAGGTGAGCGCATACGCGATTCAGAACCTCGTGGTCATGCTCATGGACGAATGGGCACGCCGGACCGAACCATAGATTGACGCACGCTGGGCAGCATCCAGCGCGTCAAAGGGTAGTCCTCCTGGGCTACGGGAGCGCCGCGTGCCTCCGCGAAGGGAACAGCGGCAACCAAGGCACTCCCGCCGCAAGGCGTAGCAACAAGGCCGTACCGACCGCAGGGTCGTGAGGTTGGGCGCGAGGTCGCTCCTCGCACCAGGGAACCCGAGCCGGAAAGAGGGGCTTGGCGTGGCGGACTAGGGATGGGTGAAGGCCGCTAATCATCAGCATCACCGAGAGCCGTCCACACAGGGCGGCTTTCGCATATCCCCGCCGTGAGGACCGCGCATCACGGGACACGGGCGACACCGCGCGAGAGACGAGGCAGTCATGCCTGAGAACGACAGCACGGGCACCGCCGCTGCGACCACCGACACGTCGCAGGACACGGCAGCAACGCACGTCGAGAAGACCTACACGCAAGCGGAGCACGACGCGGACATGGCGAAGCAGCGCATCGACGCCAAGGCAGGCAAGGCCGCAATCGCGCGCGTTGCCGAGCTCGAAGCCGCAGCGCAGAAGCTGGCCGACGCCGAGAAGTCCGAGGCCGAGCTGCTCAAGGCCGAGATCGCCAAGCGCGACGCCGCCATCGCAGAACGCGACGCCGCGATCGCCAAGCGCGACCTCGACGCGCTCAGAGCACGCATCGGCACGGAGAAGGGTCTGTCCGCCGAACTCGCCTCACGACTCGTGGGCGACGACGAGGACAGCATCGGCCTCGACGCGGACAAGCTGCTCGCGGCCATCCCCAAGAGCGTGACCGCACCCGGCGGGGCGAACCCCGCCAACGCACAGCCGCTCGACCTGAACGCGCGCTACGCCGAGGCCGTCAAGAACAAGGACGCGGCAGCGATCATCCAGATCGAGATGCAACGAGCAGGGCTCGGGTAGAGCCCCAAACCACTAGGAGAATCGCATGGCAAGCACGAATGCTATCGCGACCACCGAGAACTGCGTCAACCTTCTCGGCTCGCTGTTCGTCATCGGCGCCAACCAGACGCCGTTCCTCAACGCAATCGGCGGACTCGGCGGTTCCAACAGCCGCACCGCCAAGGGCTGGTCGTTCCCCGTGTCGCAGGCCACGGCACTCGACGCCGGCGCGCAGCCGGCCATCACCGAGGATGCCGCAGTCGCAGCGCCCGTCCTGCACACCTACGCGCGCACGCAGATGTTCAACGTCTGCCAGATCTTCCAGCAGGGCGTCCGCGTGAGCTACCCGAAGTCCTCGGACCTCAACACGCTCGCGGGCATCCCGATCCTGGGCGAGTCCACGAACGTCCCGTCCGAACTGCAGCAGCAGATCGCGATGAACATGCGCCAGATCGCCGTCGACGTGGAAAAGTCCTTCCTCGTCGGTGCGCAGGTCGTCGCCGGTGACTCCGACGTCGCCGCCAAGACCGAGGGCATCTGCACCTACGCCGCGGCCCACGGCACGACCGTCAACGTCGCCGGTGCGCTCGACAGGGCGCACATCAACGAGCTCCTGCGCGGCATGGCCGACGCCGGCGCGACGTTCGGGCGCATGCAGCTCCACGTCGGTTCGTTCGTGAAGCAGGCGCTGTCGGCGCTCTACACCTACGTCCCGATGGATCGCCGCATCCAGGGCGGCTCGACCGAGATCCTCGAGACCGACTTCTGCCAGCTCGAAGTCGTGTTCAACCCGCAGATCACGTCCACGGTCGCGCTGGTCGCCGACATCTCCGTGTGCCACCCCGTCTTCCTGCCGGTTCCCGGCAAGGGCACGCTGTTCTACGAGGAGCTCGCCAAGACGGGCGCTTCCGAGGGCGGCCACATCTACGGCCAGATCGGCCTCGACTACGGCCCCGCCGTCTATCACGGAACATTGACCGGCGTTACCGCCGCATAACCTCCAACCGCAGCGGGGGGCTTCGGCCCCCCGCGCACCACCCCTCGGAAGGAGGGACAGCATGACCGTCACCATCTCAGACCTCGCAGGAGTCACGCCGCAGTTGCGCGACCTCATGCCCACCCTCGACGTCACCGCAGCGACCGCCCTCGCGGGCATCACCGCCACCGCTGGCGAACTCAACAGCGTATGTGACGAGAACACCGCCACAGCTGCTGAGATCGTCGCCATGTGCGACAACGGCACCGGCACCTACGCGGCCAGGCTCATCGCGTGCGCGCTGAACACGAACTACAACGCTGCGATCGCCACGGAGACCGGCGCGATCGCGGTCAACGGCACGACCGTCATCGGTCACGTCGATGCGCTCACCGCCGCCACCCTCGCGGCCCCGACCGCAGGCGCGAAGATCACCGTATGCAGCGGCAGCGCCTACGCGCACACCGTCACCGTCACCGCTCCCGTTCACTTCAAGGGCAGCGGCGCGGCAGGCACGGAAGTCGTCGCCACGTTCCACAACACCGGCGACGAGTCGTTCACGGCGGTCTACGAGTCCGCCACCGTATGGCGCGTCATCGCCGTCAACGGCGTCACGTTCGCGTAGCAACCACGCAGGGAGCGTGCCTTCACGGGCGCTCCCTGCACCACTAGGTGGGGAGGCCACCCATGGCACGAAAGCCAGCAACGCAGGTCGAGCCCGAGCCGCAGCCCGTGGACGAATCAGGAAACCTGATTCTCCCTCCGAACGACGACGCCCCGCGCGGCCCGGAGGTCACGCCGACGCCCGAACCCGCTCCCAAGTCGAAGTACGTCGCGTTCAAGTCCGTCAACCCGCGCCAGATCGTCGCGGTCCCGGGCGGCTACGCGCGCTTCGAGGGCGGCACGTTCGTCACGAACGACCCGAGCGTCATCGCGCGCCTCGACGACTGCGAAGTCGTAGAGCGTTCGTAAGCGGCAGGGCTGGCGCCTGGGTCTCACCCTCGCGTCCGCCCCGCCTCGTGAGCGCCGCGGCCGACCGGCCGCCACCAACGATAGAGCGCAAGCCGCAGGGCGCATCCCGATGCGTCACGGCGCTCACAAGGCGGACATCCACAGGAGGCCCGACATGTACGAGATTCGTCCCATGTGCGACGGCTACGACGTGTCGGTGGACGGCCGCGTGCTGCACTTCACGTCCCGTCCGTCCGATGCTGATGTCGCAGCAGTCTTGCTCTCGCTCGTCGCCGCACAGGAGCCGACCGTCAGCATCGCGGCAGAGGACGGTGAGGTGCTGTGAAGTCGCTATCCATGAAACTCGCCGGTGGCGCGTCGCAGTCACTCGTAAACGCCCTCGACCGTATCGAGGCGCACGTCGGCCCCGTGCTCGACGTGTGGGGCGAACTGACCCCCGCACAGCGCGTCGGGGTGCTCGCGCACTCGCCCGTGCTGGCTCGTATCGTCGCGCTCGGTGAACGTATGAGGGTGGTGAATCCGTAGTGGCCTCCGATACTCACACCTCCGTCAAGAGTGGGGCGTGGACCGCCACCGATACGTGGGACAAGGCCGCGAAGCCAGCCGACGACGACGTGGTGGTCATTGCGGCGGGTCACACCGTGACCTACGACGAGGACATGACGGCGTGGACCTATGGAGTCCGCAGCCTGACCATCACGAGTCACGCGACCACGCCCGCGATGCTCGTCGCCAACACTGCCGCGTCGAGCTTCCTGATGATAAAGGCGGGCGGCAGCATCCTCGGGACGAACGCCGCCGCGAAGGG